GCTCATTTCATTGATTCCAATTTCGGTATTCGAATACCTAAATTGATTTCCGCTCGCGCTTGTAACTCAACGACTTACGTCTCACATAACCCTGATTTTTACACAATCTTAATATAAGGGCACAAAATCGACTAGACAATTGGTGGGTGTACATATATATAATGGGTGTTAGATGATCTAACACAACCTTATTATTTAATGGGTAGTCAATTGCAATATGACTAGACAGCTTAGATATCATAGAGATGTGACGATACCGTCGGTCATCATGCAGAGGACAGACGTGAGCCCATCTTGCAAGATACTGATGGGTATACTCTTACGTCTGGCATCGGAGGATAGGGTATACATCAGTCTCAGATCTCTTGCAGAGGTTACAGGTAAGAGCGCTTGCCAAGTCCGTCGCTGGCTTGTCGAGCTCGAATCCCTAGGTCTCGTCTATTACCACGACATCAATACGCTTACGCATCTGCGCATGGAGATATGGATACGTGGGATCACCAAGGTAGGCGGGCCATCGTGGGAGCCTAGCGATAACCTTGCCGTCAAAGAGGTCCAGGAAATCGAAGAGGAACTCGAAAAGAAACGATGGGCCTACAGGAGGAAGAAGAAGTATGGATATTAGTTGGATCCCACCACTTGACGCTGACAAGCGAGCTTACGAATACGGTATGCTTAATTGTCAGATACCTGCAGCTGCCAATCTTATGGGCATCTCCGAAGAGAGGTTCGCAAGAGAGTTTCTTGCAGACTACGAGCGTGGGCAGCTTGATATGGACAACCAGCTTAGACGCAAGCAGTTAGATGTCGCTATCGATAGTGGTAATGTACAGATGCTCATCTGGCTTGGACGTAACCGACTTGCGCAGAATGATAAGCACCTTATCGAGCATTCGGGTGCATCGGACTTTCGGATTAACATTAGCGGGATCGGTGACGATGAACATTTTAACGACTCAATAGATGATTAAAGTACCGATCCCGTCTTTACACTAAGGAGCGCTGTGAACATTACAGACATCATAAGGGCTCATGATGCTAACATAAGATCTACCTGCAGCATCGTATCTGTAGACACAAATCATGAGTGCGTATGCAGATACAGGGGTGTAGATATACTATTAGATCTTAGAATCCATGAGGATACCGACGAGGAGCGTGATGCCTCTATGCATGACACGAGCGTATACCTTATTATCAAGACTCCTTATAAGTGTAGGACGTATTCGCTGGAGCCTTGTGACGATATCGTAGACGAGATCCTATTGCGCATAGAAGAGGCCAAAGAAGAGATAGACTTGGTATGAACACTATCGATATCATTAAAGAGATCGACGAGAGCATACGTTGTCTATCTGATTCAGAGAGGGTGAGCGTTTGCATAGGTATCTCTGCTAATGATGCCACGTTAGAGTACGTATGCAGATACAGAGGTAGCGATATATGCATAGATCTCTATGTGGACGATGAAGGCTCAATCACCTCTTTCGTGAAACCTTGGTTCGGTGGCAAGGGGGTCTTGGTACCCGAGGGTCAAGGTGTTATCTGCCAATCACTATGTTCTCGATGTGACATCACGACCTTGCGTGAGGTGGCTGATTGCATAATGGAGGTTATCGATAGGCTGTGAAGGATATCACCTTACCTTACGGGTTCAAGCCTCGCCACTACCAGAAGCCCGTCATGCAAGCATTCCTTGATGGTGTTAAGCGATTTGTCCTCTGCTGGCATAGGCGGTCGGGCAAGGACCTTACCATCCTCAACCAGATGATCATAGAGATGTGCCGTAATAGGGGCATATACTACTACATACTTCCGACATACTCACAGGCGAAGAAGGTGATATGGGATAACCTTACCATTGAAGGCAAGAGGTATCTGGACTTCTTCCCTCCCGATCTCGTAGCGAACATTAACAACCATGAGATGAAGATAACTCTTATCAACGGATCGGTATTCCAGCTTGTAGGATCCAACAACTACGATAGCCTTATGGGCACAAATCCTAGGGGCATTGTATTTTCTGAGTATGCCCTCCAGGATGTGCAGGCGTGGAACTACTTGAGGCCCATCATGCGTGCCAACCCTGAAGGCATAGTATGCTTTATCTCCACACCTCGCGGGAAGAATCACTTCTATGACCTCTACCGTATGGCCGAAGGTGATCCCGACTGGTATGCCGAGACTCTTACTATCGATGATACGGGCTTCCTTACCGAAGAGGATATGGACAGAGAAAGAGCCGAGGGCATGAGTGATCATCTCATACAGCAGGAGTTCTACTGCAACTTTGAGATGGGCACAGAGGGATCATACTATGCCAAGTACTTGCAGGATGTGTACAATGACGGTAGGGTAATATCTGCATCGCCCGATCCTCTCTTGCCTGTATACACTGCATGGGATTTGGGCATGTCGGACTCTACCTCTATAATATTCTTCCAGCGCGTAGGAAAGGATTGCCACATCATCGATTACTACGAGAACCACGGTGAGGGCTTACCGCATTATGCCAAGGTCCTGCAGGATAGAAACTACCTCTATGGCGATCATTTTGCACCTCACGATATAGAGGTGAGGGAGCTGTCTCACGGTCTATCTCGCAGGGATATAGCCAAAGAGCTGGGGATAAGGTTTAGGATTGTTCCCAAGCTCTCTGTTGCTGAAGGTATAGAGATAGCGAGGGGTACGTTCCCTAGGCTATGGTTCGATAGGGACAAGTGCAAGTACCTCCTCAAGTGCTTGGAATCATACCACAAAGAATTTAACGATAAGCTAAATGTATACTCCGACCGTCCATGCCACGACTTCAGCTCTCACCCTGCCGATGCTTTCCGCTATATGTGTATAGCCTTAAAGTCTGAGATCAAGGGAGCTATGACCCAAGAAGAGGCAGAAGCTCTCGAGAGGCAATACTTTAAAAGGCTATAGTTTATTCTTTGTCAATTAAATTATTTACTATAGACTGGTCCTTTAATGGAGAGTCTATATGTCATTTGATACTCGTAGTTTCCAATCATTCGATCCTTTAAATTTTAATAGTGATACCGAGTCCCCTATAAAGAACGATAGGAACATACTTAGAGAGTTCGACGATGCTTACAACGAAGCGTATATGGTAAGCACAGGATTCTTCTCGAGGTGTGAGAGGGACCTTGAGTTCTATCTAGGCAAGCAGTGGTCGGACCAAGAGATGAGAGATCTAGAGTCCGAGGGGCGCAACGCTTTCGTCTTCAACAAGATCCGCCGAGTCATAGACATGATCACAGGATACCAGAGGCGTAACAGGCTCTCCTCTGTATGTGTGCCTATAGAAGATTCGGACCAGAAGACATCGGATCAGTTTACCTCTCTCATGCTATACGTCTTATCTAACGGTGGCTACGAGTGTATATCCGACTGCTTTGGCGGAGCTCTTAAGACGGCGATAAACTTATGCGAGGTGTGGCTTGATCACAGGTCCGACCCTATGGACGGTGACATAAGGTTTTCACGGATACCCTATAACGGTGTGATTATTGATCCGTACTTCACAAAGCTGGACCTCTCCGACTGCAACTACATACTGAGACGCAAGTACATGTCCAAGGTCCAGGCTATGAGTATTATGCCGTCGTACTCTAACGAGATAGCAGGCCTACCGTCGGCAGCACGAGACGAGAAGTTTACCTATCTTCCCGAGGCACGCAAGTATATTCCCGATGACTATCTGGCTCTAGATGAATACTGGAGGACCAACTACAACGACATGCTCTTTGTCTTTGATCCCAAGACGGGAGTCTCTGGTGAGATAGAGCCTTCCATGGAAGCTGTCAGTGCTCTTATGAATACAATCCCAGACATGGAGATTGTACCATTCAAAAAGAAGTACATAGAGAAGTCTATCATTATAGGCCGCGAAGTTATCACCACGGTAAAAAATCCTCACGGTATAGACATCTATCCTTTCGCTCCTTTTGTAGGCGTCTTTGCTCCCGAGGCTATGGACTTTAACCTTAAGCTGCAGTCATTTTCTAATGCCCTTATAGATCCGCAGATAGAGTCCAACAAGAGAAGGTCTCAGATGACCGACATCCTTGAGAGCTCCATAAACTCGGGCTACCTGGCAAAAGAGAATTCGGTAGTAAACCCCAGGTCTCTTTTCAGGTCGGGACAAGGAAAGGTCACATGGATAAAGGAAGAGTACCAGATGAGTGACGTACAGCAGCATCCGCCTGCTCAAGTGCCGCCTTCGATGTTCCAACTGCAGCAGCTTTACGACCAAGACATCATAGACATTGCAGGCATAAACCAAGAGCTTCTCGGTGCTTCTTCCGATGATGATGCAGGCATAACGGTAAAGCTCCGCCAGGGTGCAGGGCTCATCACTCTTCAGAACTATTTCGACAATCTCTCTTACTCACAGAAGCAGGTATCGAAGATAGTGATGAAGTTTCTGCAAGAGTGGTCGCCACAGAAGGTTATGCGCATACTTAACGAAGAGCCTACCCAAGAGTTCTACTCCAAAGACTTCGGCAAGTACGACTGCTCTGTGCAAGAAGGGATCCTTACCGACACTCAGAAGCAGATGTTCTTCTATCAGATGCTCAAGCTTAAAGAGATAGGCGAACCCATACCGCCTATGGCTCTCACCCGTGCAGCGCCTATCCAGGGCAAGTCCGATCTCTATGAAGAGATGCAAGCTATGAGCGAGCAGCAAGCCAAAGAAGCAGAGATAGAAAGAAACATGGCTCTTCAGGATAGGCAAGCAACACTAGACTTTACAAACTCACAGACGGCATACGCTGTAGCGGGAGCAGAAGAGAGGAAGTCTCGCTCTGTGTCTAACCTTACAGATGTTTCCAAGTCTATGAGTCAAGCAGAGGAGAATAGAGCAGGGGCTCTATTGGATAAGACCAAAGCTATGAGCGAACTACAGGCTATGGACATATCCATGATAGAGAGATTGCTTAACATCATTAGAGCAATAAAAGAAGATTCACCATTAATACCGCCTATACCAAGGAGGACATATGAAAGAGAAGAATAACATGTCTAGACTCCAAGGTGAATTTGGACATGGAAGCGAGCCGATAAAGTATAAGTGCCCACACGATATGCCTGTAGGCTCCGACGAGCATATGAAAATAAAAAAACATAAGAACTCGAGCAGAGGCTACGGCGATCTTGCTCAGCAACCGGACAACTACTACGGTAAAAATTAATGCAACAGTTAGGAGAAACAGGGGATGCTATGGCAAAAGGATTCATGGATGAGCTCCAAAAGGTTCTTGATGAGAACCCTAGAGACGATCACTACTGGATCCTCGTCCATGCCAAGCCTCTCCTTAATCAGAATTATTTAGGCAAGCATGCTATTAGGCAGGTCTTCGTAAAGATGAATTACGAGCCACCGCCACTCCTTGGAACTATACGCATATTTGTCGACAACAAGAAGGGTGCATATAAGATGGAAGTCTTCCCTCACGATGTGCCTATCGATGAAAGTGTATATGAAAAAGGGGAAGTGTCGCCTGAAATATATGAATCCAGCTTCAAGCTGGGTAACTGTATTATGTACTAAGGGTAATTATGGACGATGAAATAATGGGCGAAAATGCCGGTGCCGCCGACCGGATAATCTCTGAAGAGCCGACCACAGAAGAGCAGCAGTCGGTACCGCTAGCTGCTATAGAAAAGATACGTGAGGAACTTCGTGAGATTAAACAAGAGAATAATAGTCTTAAGTCGAATCTTAAGATGTATTCAGATCATTATGAGCTTCTAAGACGTCAGCAAATGACAGAAGAGAGCAGCAAGAAGCAGCAGCAATTATTTGGAAATGACGATAGCGAGTACCTTACCGTAGGCCAGGCAAAGAAATTTGCTGAAGAGCTGGCCAGACAACAACAGTCTATGGCTCAAAGCTTTCAGGCATCGACTGCAGAGTTAAACTTCATGAGCGCGAATCCGGACTATTCGGAAGTTATTAAGAACTACCTAGTTAGCGCTTTACAAGAGGATCCGGATCTTGAAGAAGAGATACGTTCTGCAAAGAATCCTGTTAAGCTTGCATATAAGATGGCCAAACGATCTAGCAAATACCTTCAGGACAAAGCTAAAGAGAAGCTTAGTGCTGGGGGCAAGAGATCGTTTAACAAACTTAAAGAGCCACAGTCGGTAGCGGCCGCTGGGTCTACTGCTCCTGCTTCACCACAAGGTAAATATAGGGCCATGTCCGATCAGGAATTTAGAAAGGAGATGGCCAAGAACTTAGGAGTATT